CATTGCGATAAAAATGGACCATGCAACGCTGCCACTTGGTTTCGGGATAATATTCAACCAACGGCTCCACCAGCCCCATACAGGCATCGGTGATAAACAAGCGAACATCGCGTAAGACCTTAATTTCCTGCTAAAATGAAAAACTGCTCTTTTCCAATCTGAAAACTTAATTATTGCCATCCAGTGTTTCCGGATGGCAACGAGTTAATAAAAACTGGCAGGTTATTTTCACAATGTGTTAGAGAGGTGAATGAGAATTTCGGATTAAATTGGATCTGATCATTGTCATTGTTTTAGAGGCAGGGATTGGGCTCTCGGCAAGGAGTTGCTTTATTCAGACGATCGAGGAGCATTGGTTTCATTCCGACCTCAAGCCAAAGCGTTAAAAGTTCACGGTTTATTGATGAGCAAACTGAAGATCCTGAACCGAGCAAAAACATCGACTTTTGATGACAGGGCTCATTGAGAAGGCTATTCCCGGCCATTTCAATAACC